CTTAAATGAAACTAAAGGCATGAACATAGTATTCATTGCCCATGCTGAGACTGAAACAATAGAACTACCTGACCAAGACCCATACACACGTTACAACATTCGTATGCAAAAGAAGTCTGTATCGCATTACACTGATAACGTAGACCTTGTAGGCTATTTAAAATTAGAAACACACACCTTTGGTGATGGAGAACGTAAAAAAGCTATTAGTGATGGCACGAGAATACTGGTAACCTATGCGTCCGCAGCTAACGTATCTAAGAATCGTTACGGCATACACGAAGATTTACAAGTAACTGTTGGTATAAACCCTTTAATTAAATTAATCCCTAGCATTGGAGCATAACATGGCAAACTTTTGGAACGATTCAGAGAACAAAGCAATTACAACGACTGGTGAATTTACTTCTGGCGGAACGATTGAGAACATCCCCGACAACACTACTTGTTTGGCAATGATAGATGAAGCTGGTCTAGCTGAGTATCAAGGTGACGAGTACATCAGCCTACGTTGGATGATTAACGAACCAGCTGCCTATAAAGGTCGTAAGATATTCCAGAAAGTCAGAGTGTTTGACGTTGATGATAAGAAAGCCGACAAAGCAAAGAAGATGCTTATGGCTATTGATGCCAATTGTGGTGGTAAGTTATCACAGAGTGAAGAATCACCAAATGACACTGCAATGGCTAAAGCATTATTGCATAAGCCTATGTTGATTAAAGTTATGGTGTGGGAAATGAATGACCGATCAGGTAACTGGATTGCTTCTGTAGCTCCACGTAAAGGCGGTAATCCTGCGCCTACTGAACCTGTATCTACACCTGTAGTAGATGAAGGCTTAGGTGCTGATATTCCCTGGTAAAACAACCCACTTGCACAAGGATGTGCGCCCCTAATTTGGAGAACAGCAATGACTGAACAAATACAACAAAGAACACCAGAATGGTATGCGGCTAGAATCGGCAGGATTACAGGGTCATCTGTAGGTGCAATTCTTGGACTATCCCCGTTTGCTAAAGCCAATGGTGTTATGCGTAGAATGGTAAGAGAATATCATGGCTACCCCAATGAGTTTACAGGTAACTCTGCAACCGAATACGGTACGTTCCACGAACATCTTGCCATTATGGATTATGAATTAGAAACTGGTAACAAGGTTGACGAGACTGGCTTTCATGTTATGGGTGATTGGCTAGGTGCTTCACCAGACGGTATAGTCAATGGCGTAGGTCTTATAGAAGTTAAGTGTCCTTACGGTCAACGTGATAAGAACCCACCAGAGTTTAAAGATATAAAAGACCAACCGCATTACTTTGCCCAAGTACAGATACAAATGCACGTTACCGGTAAGAGCTGGTGTGACTTTTATCAATGGTCATCACATGGCTCTAAGCTTGAAGAAGTGCAGTATGACCCAAGCTGGGTAAATACTTATATTCATGAGCTTGCAACATTCTATGATGAATATATTATTGAGCGTGAAGCACCAAATTGTAATAAGCACCTTGAAGATTTACGCCAACCATTAAAGTGTGAGGCTATCTTGGAGCTGTATCTTAAAGTTAAAACACAAATTGACGAACTAGAAGCTGAAAAAAAAAGACTACTAGAACAAATGGTGGTACTAGCTGACGGCAAAGATAGCGAGATAGATGGGCATAAGCTGACTCATGTCACTAGAGAAGGTGCGGTAAGTTATGCTAAAGCTTTCAAAGACCTAATGCCTGATGCTGACCTATCTGCTTACAAGGGTAAGTCAACAAGTTATTGGCGTTTGTCGTGAAACTACGCCCCTACCAAGAAAATTCTGTAAATATTACCTTTGAGCATATAAAAAGAAATATTGACCCATGTTTAATTGAAGCATTTACAGCAGCAGGAAAGTCATTAATAGTTGCCGAGCTTGCTAGAAAAATACATGAGTTTAGCGGTAAAAAAGTTTTATGTTTGCAACCTTCAAAAGAATTATGCCAACAAAATATAGAAAAATATTTAGCTACCGGTAATCAATGCTCAATATTTAGCGCATCACTTGGCTCTAAATGTATAAAGCATAATGTTGTTTATGGCACTCCTCAAACAGTAGCAAATAAGTTACATAGATTTGGCAATCAGTTTGGAGCTATTATTTTAGATGAAGCGCATGAATCATTAACTCCAACTATTTTTAACATTATTAATACCATCAAAGAATGTAATCCTAATTTACGAATCATAGGGCTTACTAGCACCCCTTTTAAGCTAGGACTAGGATATATCTATAGAGTTGACCTTAACGACAAGCCAATGTCACTAGATATGGCTAAAGACCCATTTTTTTATAAGTTAGTTTCTCAAATATCAGGTAGATATTTATTAGAAAACAATTACATTACTAACCCAATTATAGGTCAAATAAATTCAGATTCTTATGATACGTCTGGATTAAAGTTAAATAGTTTTGGGTTATTTGACACTAAATCATTAGATGTTGCTTTTGTAGGGCAAGGAAGGAAAACATCTTTAATAGTGTCTGATGTAGTTGGACAATCCGCCAATAGAAATAGTGTAATGATATTTGGTGCAACTATTAAGCATTGTGAAGAAATAATACAATCATTGCCACCATATTTATCAGCCATGATTACAGGGAAAACTAAAAAAACAGATCGAGAACAAATAATTCAAGATTTTAAATCTCAAAAAATAAAGTATTTAGTTTCGGTAGATACATTAACGACTGGATTTGATTGTACGTCAGTTGATGTTATTGCATTACTTAGAAAAACAGAATCTAGTGCTTTGTTGTGCCAAATAATAGGTAGGGGCGTAAGGCTTCATGATAATAAAAGTGATGTATTAGTATTAGATTACGCTGAAAATATAGACATGCACTTTCCAGATGGTGATTTATTTAATCCAGATATAAAAACTACATTTAAAGGTAATGGCGGTGGTGAATTAACTGCTAAATGCCCAGAATGTACAATGGAAAATGAATTTTCTGCAAAGAAAAATGACCTACAATTAAATATTGATGAAAATGGTTATTTTATAGACCTTGAAGAAAACAGAGTTGAAACAGAATACGGGCCTATGTCAGCGCATTGGGGAAGAAGGTGTTTTGGGCAAGTAATGAATAAAACTATAAAAAAGTTTGTGCGATGTGATTACCGATGGACATTTAAGCCTTGCCCAGATTGTGAAGAACCAAACGATATAACCGCCAGGTATTGTTGCTTCTGTAAATTAGAATTAATTGACCCCAACGAAAAATTAATAGCAGACTTCAAGCAACACAAGAAAGACCCGACTCTAATGCAGACTGATAAGGTCGTCAGTATGATTGCGTCACCAACAATTAGCAAAGCCGGTAATGAATGTCTAAAGGTTGACTTTATAACCGAGTATCGAGCTTTCTCTATGTGGTTTACATCTAAGATGCCACGACCGCTTAATGATTTTAACATTTACACAATGGGTGGCAAAGAAACGCCAGAGACTATAACTTATAAAAAAGTCGGTGAGTTCTACCGAATCTACGCATACAACGAGGCAATAGATGAAATTCCATCCTGAGATACCAGTATACGGTGACATTAAGTTTCGGGGTGTTTGTCCTTCAGAGTCCGCTGAAGCAGTTACCTTTTTTGCAAAGTTAAGGCGAGAATATCCAGACAGCTATGGAGTAATAGCTACTCACATTAGGAATGAAGGGAAGCGGACATATCACCAGGTAGCTAAACAAAAGGCAGAAGGTATGACAACAGGTGCTTCTGATATATTAATTCCGGCAAGCGCTGCCTTTGTTTGCGAACTAAAAAGGCGAGATCACACCAAGTCTAAATGGCAAGAAGGACAACAAGAATACCTACTTGAGGCCAATAAACACGGGGCTTTTGCATGTGTGGCTCTTGGATATGTTGGAGCGTATGAAGCATTTAATTACTGGATTACAAAATTAAATTTGCATAACAGTAAATAATCATTAGAATAGCTACAACTTAACAAGTTAACGCATCCAGAGCGTAGAATCTGGGCAGGCCGGAACAGACACCGATAGACCTAGCAGAAAAAGGATTTTTAGTGATACATCCAGTTTCCTAGACAGAATTTTAGGGTGTATCAGTAAGAGCCTAAGGCGGGAGTCCACCAGCTCCTTAATAAGTCCGGTGCAGTTAAATAACATGCCTTGGGTGTAGTACCCCACCAGCCTATTTAGCCTAGTAGGTTGGTGGTTTTATAATAATAAATAATTGGAGAATAATCATGAACAATGTAGCAAAAATAATAACACTATTGGTGGTATTTGCATCTGGTGCATTTGCGCACAGTTTTTACTTTAAGCCAGCAAAAGATCTGGTGAAATTGGAAATCACCAAGTCAGGCAAGTTCGTGCTGACTGACGGGCACATTTACGAGTTGAACGAACTTGAAGTGGTAACGAAACCTACTTCATTACCAGATTATAGTGAAGGCGCTTCACAGTCATATCACCTTCCAACAGGAAGAAAATAATGAGCCAGCACGAATGGGATAACCAAGAAGAAGTATTCAACAATGAATACACCGATACAGAAGAGCGCCACCAAGCAGTTGCAGATGCAATCATGGCTAACATTGTTGCAAACTTTCAAGATGATGCGACAGAAGTTATGCGCATCTTGGCTGATAATATACGCCAAATGTCGGAAGGTGAGCGAGATGGTGAATGCTTAATAGCTGTTATTGATGGTGCTATTAACGCACCATTTCATAAGCGCCACTATCCTTGCACTAGATGGATAATTGATGCCATCTATGCCGAGTCTTTGGCTATGGCGAAGTTAGACCTATGATTCATTATCACGGTACGCCCATTGGTGGAAGCCGTCAAGATTCAGCTCGATTTCTTGTTGGACGTCACGCTCTCATACCGTTTGGTAGACAAGATGATTTAGGTGCTGTTTTAGAATTTTGCCAGTCATTTTGTTTAGATAATGGGGCATTTAGCCATTGGAAATCTGGTAAAGGTAAAATTGATTTTGATGCGTATTTAAAATGGGCGGAATCATTAAGAAGGCATCCTGGATTTGATTGGGCTTTGATACCCGACATTATTGACGGGACTGAGCAGGATAATCTTGATTGGGTAAATAAATGGGTAAGATCAGGCACAAGAGCCAAAGGCGTCCCTGTATGGCACATGCACGAATCATTTGAATATCTTGATTACTTATGCAGCAATTTTCAAATAGTAGCACTAGGAAGTTCTGGAGACTATAAGACTCCCGGAACTAAAGCATGGTGGGTTAGGATGAACGAAGCTATGAAAGTAATTTGTGACGAAGAAGGCAAACCTAAGTGTAAATTACACGGACTGAGAATGTTAAGCACTAAAGTTTTTACTAAATTACCACTGTCATCTGCTGATAGCACTAATGCCGCTGTTAATTGTGGGTCTTTAGCTAGGTTTGGAATGTATAAACCAGCTACATCATCACAACGAGCTGCTGTAATAGCAGACAGAATTGAATCTCATAATAGTGCACATGCTTATGAGTTTTTACAAATACAAGAGGAAGTAATATGATTATCGAAGTAGACGATCTAATATTAGATGTGGAGTGGAATTACCAGCCATACGAGCCAGAGATATTAACATACCCTGGCTGTTCAGAAAGCATCACGGTAGATGGTGCTTATGTTGATGGAGTTGATGTTTTTAAAGCATTACCTGAAAGCACTAAAGACAAGATTTCAGACCTACTGTGGGACGTTGTAAATGATTAGCATTCACGAGCAAAGAATGATTGATAGCTGTGCTTTACGATATTATCATAAAAACAAAGAAAGAATTAACGAACAAAGAGCTAGCGACAGAATAGCTAAAGCAAAGGGTACATATGCTAAACGCTTGCATCCGTCTAAAACTGGCGATTTGATTAGTCGCAGGCAGGGTGCAATTCTTATGGGGATTAGCCAGCACAAACTGACTAATATTGTTAGCAGAACTACACGATTTACTTGCAAGGAAACCATCACACTAGAAGGGCGTGTTATGTATAAGGTTAAGGACTTGCTAGAATGGAAAAGTCACAATCTTGACTTGTTTGAAGAAGGCCAGTTGGTTGAGGCTGGCACTTGTAAATTATCGCCACATGTGATGCTACTAATTAACTGGGGGCAAAAGACAAAACGTATCAGTAATTATTGTGATAGACAACGTGTAGCAATTAATTCTAAAAATTTATGGGGTAAGTACGCGTGAGTAAAGAAAGAGAGTTGTTAAGAAGATTAGCAAGTGGCGATAACAAGGGTGATTTCTTTATCAGTAATGAGCTACTTAAAGAAATACAACAACTACTCGCCCAACATGAGCAGACCGAGCAAGAGCCTGTGGCTTGGATGTGTAACTTAATGGGTCATGTAGTAATATGTAAACCAAACGTCAATAACGGAGACACACCACTATACACAGCACCGCCAAAACGTGAGCCATTGACACCACGACAAGGCTTGGAAGAATATAAAAGAGGATACGCAAAAGCAGAGCTAGATTTAAGGCGCGAGCCTTTGAGTGATGAAAGACTGCGAGATTTAAGCAATTCAATCAATGACTACCCTGATTTTGGTAATGTCTCGGTATGGCAAGCTTTTTATATATCTAGATTAATAGAAAAAGCACACGGTATTGGAGGTGGGGAATGAGTAAAGCACTAGACGTACTATTAGAACTAAAAGACTGCTCGGACTATTGGAGTGAATACTTTGTTCCTTTAGGCATACACGAGCGTATTGATGACGCTATAAAAGAACTACTCGCCCAACCTGATCAGACTGAGCAAGAGCCAACA